TGATAAACTAAAGTTTTGTTTGTTTTGTTTACCCAATTGAAATGATTCTATTTTATACTTATCATAATTTTTATAAACATCTTTTATAATTTGTAGTGCTTTTGAAATGTTTACATTAAACCATTTAGATTCTTTCAATAAGAAATCATCTGCAGCTGATTCATGTACTTCTTTCAACTCACCTTCCAATAATACCGCACCACTCTTTAAGAAATCCAAATGCCCACTCCATCCACTTACAATTACAGGCTTACCTGTCAAACTGAATTCTAACAATGGTCTACCGAATCCTTCACCTTTTGTGAAATTTAACATTGCTTTTACCTTTGGATGTTCATATAATCCGTTCATTTCAGATTGAGTTAAATCACCATGTAAAAGATAAACAGGAACTTTTTTGTAATCAGAACCCAATACTGCTCTAATTTTTTTAACCATATCTTCTCTATCTCTCACACTAAATCCAGCCGAAGATGTTTTTAAAATCAATGCAGGTTTAACCTTTTCATTTTTGAATGCCATTGCAAATGTTTTAATCATCATTCCCACATTCTTTCTATCCTCACCCAAATCACCTCTTAACCAATGTCCTACGAATAGGAATGCGAAATCTTCTTTTACTTTATCCAATTCGGTAATATCTGCAACATACTCCGTTCCGAAATCATTCTCATCAAATCCTTCAAATAAAACCTCAACTGGTTTTTGTATTCGAATTTGTCTAATTACCTGATTTGTATTTCTATCTGTTTCATTGTAAACAGTTCCGATTAAACTTAATTTAGCATGCTCCGATGGAGTAATTATTAAATCCATTCGATTACATCCTTCAATCCAATTCATCGCACATGCTGTTGTTTCAATTGCAGCTGTGATACCTACATTATAATAACCCAATGGTTGAAATTCGTTTGGAACTGTAACTTGCATATACACATCTGGCTTCTCTTCGATTTTTCCAATCATATTATCAAGAATCCATTTATGAAATTGATTATCATAATTTAATGCATCCATTGGAGTTTGCCCCCAACGAGTACTAATTACTTTAATTTCAAACTTATCTAATTTATATAGAGATTGTAATAAATCTCTCGCATGGTCGCCATATCCACTTCTCGTTGCTACTGGCGCCTGAAATACTAATGTTGGTTTGCTCATACTATAACTCTATTAATTTAAATCTTTGTTTTGGTTTCCAATTTGCGAATGCGCCTTCCATACCTTCTACCAATGCATCACACATTGCTTCTCTACTCAATTTACCTTCTCCTAAGAAATGCTTTCTACCTTTTAAAGCTGCTTTTCTTCTTTCTTCTTTACCCATAGTGTACCATTGCATAATCAATGGAGATACATCTTCAAAATCAACTCTATCATCAAAGATATATGGAGTAGGAACTGAACCCGTTGTTGAACGAACTGGCCAAATCGGTGTAACCCAATCTCCCCAAACATGCGTATTTTTTTTATGTTTATCATGTAAAGAACCAATCTCTACATAATCATCCGCTGTTAGTAATTTACCACTTCCTTTTTCTCTAAAACCACATTGGTCTTGCAATCCACCTGTTACAGTTACAATGATAGGAGTTCCTGCCATTACTGATTCTGCGGTTGCTAATCCAAATCCTTCGTTTGATGCGATATTGATTGTTACATCTGACATATTGTATAACCAATTCAATTGCTCTTCAGAATATCGATTGTTGGCGAATATTACATTTGTTTCAGGCAAACAACAATGTTCAATTGTAGTTGGTAAATCAGTACCATGCTCTTGAACGGGTTCGGTATGCATTAATAAACATACACTATCTCTTTTTTCTTCAGGTAATGCTTCAACAAATTTATTAAATGCTAATATAACATCTACTGGTTGTTTTCTTCTGATATTACGATTTGACCAATATAATACAAATTCATAGTTCTTATCACCAAAAATACTTTTCTTAAAATCTTCGGGAACATCAACCGGCTTATATAATTCCGAATTGATACCATGTGGTACATAGCTTACTTGCCAATCTTCTGGTGTATTCCAATGTTTTTCTTTATTCCAACCATACACTCTCTTAGTGATACCATATGTTTGTTTTGAAATACATCCAATCCAATCACAACTTTCGTAATAATCTCTATTGTATTTTGGGTCTGGCAAATCATCCCAGATGTGGTAGAAGAATAATGGAGTAGTTTGTCTGATTTCATGTTCCATATCATACAACCAAATCCAATATCTTGGGTCAGTAAAGTGTAAGATAGCATCTGGTCTTTCAATCATCAATAATTGACGAATAACATCCGCATTACCATATCCATCGAATGGATATATTTTTACATTTGCATCTGCTACACCCGTTCTAGCTCTTACATCTTCGTTTAAATCAAATACTTTACCAGCTTCTGGGTGTTTGATTGCTGCTCCTAATTGTACCCAATCGTATTTATCAACTGTTCCTAATACTAATTGTTTGGAAACATTGGCTATACCACTAGCCATTCGTAAATCATCGGAAAGTAACAGGATTTTCTTTTTTGCCATAACTTTTTTTGTTTCTTAAAATTGTGAACCACTAATTTGTAACTCTTTGTGGTCGTTCACTTGTGTTCTAAATTTTTCGTTTTTTACATAAAGGTCTAAGGTTCTATTAACGAGCTTTTGAAAGTTGATACCACCTTTAATTGTAGCCATCTTAAAATCCTCATCATATAACTCTTTTATAACCTTAACCGTAGTTAATTTTAGGTTTGCCATCGTTGTTATAAATTTATATATAAATATATATAAAATTATTTTCCATCACATAAACCTCTTTCAAAAAATTCACACCAACCGCATAATTTGGATGGCTTCTTAGGATACTCTACATCAGTTCTATACTTACCTTCTGAATCAAATACACTTTCTACAAACTCACTAAATCCTTTCCATGCTTTATTGATTGATGGTTTACCACTTGCTGGTACATGCTTACTGATACGAGGTATTGTAAAATCTTCTACTTCGGCTACCTTTCTTTTGAGAATAATAAATTCAACATCAATTATATCAGGTGATATACCAATCAACTCAGCATAAAATTTCTTATATAATAGGATTTGTGAATTTTTAATTGGGTCAGATTTTTGATACTTACTCCAACCTTTGGTAGATGTTTTGAAATCGGTAATACGATATCTACCTGTCTTTTTGCTTCTAACGATAAAGTCAATGAAACCCATAAAGTTTACATTTTCTAAAATCTTAGTATTAATAGGTTGCTCAATTGCAACCAATTCATCATCTTTTAGTGAGAAGAAATTGTTGAAGTTTTTAGATTTCTGAAAATAATCTAAAATAAGATATCCATCTTCTAAAAACTCAACTAACTCTTCTTTGGAACAAATAGGGTTTGCTCCATCATTAGATTCCTTAATAAAGAACTCTCTCATCTTTTCTTTGAGGAATTCTTTTGTATCCATATTCTTATCAGCTTGTGATTTAGAAATACGAAGGCATCTACTTAAATACTCTTGGAGAGTTTCATGCATCGCCGAGCCAAATACCGAATGTATATTAGAACTTGATTCCGATAAACCATCTATGTAACTTAGCTTGTATTGATGTGGACACGAACTCCACATTGAATACTGGCTGAATGAAACTCTTGCCATTATATTTTTAATTTTAATTTTGTTATTTGTTTTTTGTCTACACCATACTTTTCACAAATATACTTAATGTTTTCTCTACCTTCTCTAGTTGCATAAAGAATTTCAAGATATTCATTTGCTTGGTGTTCAGAACAAAGATACTCATTTTTTATGAGATTAACAACAAAATCTTCATATTTTTCTGAAGATTTTCCTTTCATATACTTTAGGAAATATCTTCCTTTGGGGATAACATTGATATACAACTTATACATATCCTTCGGCTCAAGCGATTGAGTCAAAGGTAGTATAGATGCAATAAGTTCAACCCAATCGGGATTCATAGAAAGAAATCGGTTAATCATAAAATTACTCCAACTCTTTCTATCTTCTTCCGATAACTGCTCAAAGTATTTTGGGTCTTGCTCAGTTGTTATCGCCTTAATATGGTCAAATAATGATTTACCAGCCATACTATTCGATTACTTTTTTATCCTTCAATTCATCCGGCATTAATTCTTGCAATGGTTTACCACATTGAGTACATAAAAATACTTCAATAGGAATGATTGAATCTTTAGCTTCACCGGTAATTAGACGAGAAACCTTTTTGAATCTCATACCTGGCATAAAGATTAGATTGCCACATTCACAAGGAATATCTCTCGTATCGTTTAAGCTAAAGTTTGGCATTGGGGGTTGTTGTCCGTTTTGCATTTTATTTATTTTATAATGTTTATAATTTGTATCAATAGAGATGCGAAAACAATTTCTTTATCTACTACTAATGAATCTTTATATTGAGATTCTGAAATTGCTAATATCACATTAGCAGTATTTCCACCTGCATACTCATCTACTTTATCATAAAGATATGTGTACATTTCAGTATAATCATTCATCTGATTATCCAATACCATTTGTCTTGTTTTCAGATATAGATTTCTCTTATCATCATTAGCTTTAAGTGCTTCTACTAATTTAGTTTTGAAATCAGATTCAACCATAATAGCTTTATCTACTTTCAACTCTCCTTTAGCGGATTGTAATTGACAAGTGTTTAAGATTCTACGAATATCTGGATAATATGAACTTACAATATCAGCTACATTCTTAATATCATACTTAATCTTTTCAGCATCTAATATCTTACTCACTTGAATTGCCACATCCTTTTTAGTTGGAGGGGTAATTGCAAACGATTGACATCTACTCTGAATTGGGTCAATAATCTTCTCAATGTAGTTACAAGTCAAAATAAATCTACAATGTTTACTGAATGTTTCCATTAAGTTACGAAGGATTGCCTGTGCGTTTGGAGTCATATAATCAAACTCATCCAAAATCACAACCTTAAATCCTGCAAATCCAACCGATGATGCGAAGTTCTTTACTTTGTTACGAACGGTATCCACATTGTTCTCATCCGATGCGTTGATAATCATATGGTCACATTTGATTGTGTTTACGATTAACTTTGCTAATGTGGTTTTACCTGTACCTGCTTTACCATACAACAATAGATGTGGGATATCATTATTATCCAAATATTGTTGAATAGTTTCTTTGATGGTTTCATTACCAACATAATCAGCAAGAGTTTGTGGGCGGTATTTCTCCACCCACAAGCTATGCTCTTTTTTATTAATGTTATTTGCGAAAAAGCTCATATTAATTTTTTACGAATACACCATTTACGGTCTTACCAGTACGGTCTTTAATTTCATTCCAAGCGGCTTCTAAACATTCATTAGGAGTTAATCCCAATTGTTTAGCCAAAATGATAAGTGTTACAAACGCATCACCAATACCATCTTTGATTTCCGCATCCTTAGATTTTAATAATGCTCCAGCCGTTTCACCCACTTCTTCCAAAACCTTTAACATTTGCTTTGGTGCATTTTCTTTCTTTAGGATATCTTTATCTGCTGCCCATCCAACTACATTTTCAATTAACTTATCAAATGAAGCATCGTAGTTTGGGAATAATTCTAATTGCTCTGCCATTTTATTAATTTGAGATTTCTACTAAATAATATTTACATACAAAGTTATCAATTTGGAACTCAACATTTGCTAAACCATCTGCTGATACTTTTAACTTAGCTGATGTAGCCTCTTTGTTAGCCGTTAAGATTTCCTTCAAATACTTTGCTGAGAATGAGATTGGTTTAACTTCACCTTCAAACCCTTTAGTTGCAGTAAATGTTACTCTATTTGTAGAGATAGAAGAATAACCAATAGCCATCTTCAAATCACCACCTTCAGTAAACACTGTGAATGTATCGATATCAGATAATGCACCTTTTGCTTTGATAAACTTATCAATCATATTCGATGCCATATCGATTGAGATACCAAACTCCGGCAATTGTTTCAAATCAGGTACAACCGGAATCACACCTAAATCTGCTAATTGATAAGATGTTTCAGTTTCATCTGAAGATAACTTCAACACAGTCGCCTTATCACCAACTGAATCTACTTTTAAACTTAAATCGTTATCTAAGATACCTACTAAGTTTTTCAACAAAGAAGTAGTATAGATACCAATACTAAATGGAGTTGATGTAAATCCATCAAAGTCCACTTCACCTAACATAGTTTTATCATCCGAAATAAATCGAACCGATAATTTGTTTCCTTCGGCATTCCATGCTACCGACTCAATTACTCCACCTAATGAGTACTTTTGAATAAAGCGTAATAAATTTTGCTTGTTCATACTTTTTTTTTTAAATTTTAAATTATTGTTTTACAAATATACGAAAACTTTTTTAAAAAGCAAAGAATTTCTTTGCTGTTTTTGTGTCATTTGATGCTTTTTGCCATTTTAGGGCGTTATAGAAATCATCTACTTTGTTTTCCAACTCCGCTTTATAAATCATATCTCTATCAACATATCTTTCTACGAAATCCATAATCTCTTTTGGGTCATTATAATCTTTGAATGCTACCGTATCTAATCCTAATGGATTCGTTTTAAGATATACCCACTTAACTTTATCACCATCTCTAATTGGTTCATTCTTAAATGGACAATTAAAGAACTTTAATAATCGATTATAAGTGATACCAGCTTTAACATGGGCAGGTGTTCCTTTCTCAAAAGATGCAATTGATTCACCACCATCTCTCGTCCAAGTTCCTTTATCATATTTACTCAACTCTTTGATTGCCCCACCTTTTGCTATTTTATTAACTGGCAAATTAATCATATTGTTTTTAAATTCCAACAATTTAGTATCAACATAATCATTGTCTTTACCCATTAGAATATCTTTCAGCATAGCACTCATTTGTTCCTGAAATGCTTTGGGGAATGATGAACGAACTACATCCAATCCTTTAACATCTAACTTATCGCAAGGAATACCATTCTTTAATACCATCCATTGAGCGTATCTCTTCTTTGCTACCCAAAATCCTGCTTTACTGATATACTCCTTTTTAATTTCAAAACGATGTTTCTCTTTTGGAATAAAGAAGAACCTTTCTGCTAACATATCGTAGAATGAGTTTAAAAATGTTTGAGTTTCTTCAGCAATAGTATTCACTTCTTCAGCCATTCTTTTTTCATCGAATTGCTTATATTCAGGGTATCTATGTTTTACCAATGGTTCAGCCATCATATAGATTGAATCGGTATCGATGTACACATTGTAATCTTCTTTTGTACCCAACTCTTTCCAATATTTGATATTAGCCATTTCAGCAGTTTTCTTAATTACTACCTGTCCTGTCAGAGTTACTGCTTCAGCATTATCCACATCGTAGAAACGAAACGCAGGTAAACCTAACACACCATACATTGAGTTCAAAAGAATCTTTTGTACCAACTGCCTTTTAGCATAGAATTCATATTTTTCAGTATCACCTTCCGTACCATATTTCTTTTCTAACTTTCTAAACTCTACACGCTTTTCAAACCAATCATTCAAAATATCTGCAATTAAACCGGCTTTATCTTGTGTATAAAGGACTCCATTTGCGGCAACACCCAAATTACTATCCTTAATGACTTCCTTCAATTCCTGAGTAGTATATTCGTATGTATCACCATCCTTACCTACTAACTTATATGTCGTATCTAATCCTTTAATATGTGCTTCTGCATCCCAATTCTGAATCTTACCAACTTTTGTTTCAGGACTAATATTCAGAGTCATAATGATTGATGGATATAGAGATGTTAAGTCCAAATCATAAATCCAATCATACTTACCAACGATGGGTTCTTTTACATATGCTCCGATAAACTTCTCTTCGTTGTTATCTTTGAGAGCTTGCATTCTTTCTCTTCTATCTTTTGGTTTGTTTGTTGCAACCAACCCTTTCTTTTTAAGATAAGCTAAACAAGCACCTTCCAACCACTTTGAAGAGAATATGTAATCCTCATAAGGTACATACCCTGCGTGACAAACGGCTCTACACAAATCAACGAATTGAAGTTTCTCATCCATTGCTACAACCAAGTCCACATCGACAATGTTATACTCAATGAATTTTTCCAAATCATTTTCAAACAAATCATCCAAACTTCCCTCATACTCAATCTTACCTCTACCCAATTCTTTAGTAGCAATATGATTTAAAGTATAAGATGCTTCCAATGTATAAGTGTATGTTTTATATAGATTAATATAATCCAAAATAGATACACCACCAAAACTCCACTTCTCTCTATATGGTGACCAGAAAGCCTGACCTATTGGTGATAATCTTTTAGCATGTCCTTCTCCACATACATTTTTAATACGATTGTACAAATATGGAATATCAAAAAAATCAATATTCCAACCTGTTAAAATAGTTGGGTTAACTTCTTCATAATAATTAAGGAATGCAAGTAAGAGATTCTTCTCATTATCAAAAATGTGGACACTAACCTCTCTACCATCCTTATTAAATTGTTTGGCATTATTTTTAACTTTTCTTTCTTTATCTAATACGAATACATCATATAGTTTTGTTGAACCATCATGTGATGCTATCGCTGTTATTTCATTTTGTGCAAATTGAGTATTTGGTAGACCTGATATCATTTCTACCTCAATATCAAATGTCATTGTTTTATGACCCGTTGATGGTAAATCCGAATCGTAAATATCAACCAACACTCTTGTAGTTTCTGGAACATCCGATTCAAATAAATCATCTGCTTCATCTTTTTCCCACTTTGAAATACGAGTCAATTTATCACCATTCATTGAACGATATTGGCCATACGGGTCTTTCTTATACGCATATTTTCGGTATGGCATTGTTTGATACCCACTTTTATCATCCCACAAATGTATTGTGTTTTTTGCTCTTTCGTAATAAATATTCTGATAAATAACTACCTCCTTTTTAAATTGTTATACACTTATTTGATGTTTGATGTCTTTTTAAATGCGTATCTACTATTTGTTTACCACATTTATCACATACAACTATTTTTCTAACTCTATTCAATGCGGCTTCCGATTGTTTTTGTTTCCATTCATTAGTTCGAATTGATTTTCCATTATTTTTATAACACCCCGTTTTAGATGCTATTTCTTTTAATTTATTAGAATGGTCATTTCGTTTCTTACCTCTCCAATATCCAATCTTACCTGTTTGAGCTTCTGATTTATTCCGTATCCACTCATCATATTCATTTTGGGTAAATCCTTTTCTGGTATCACCACCATTACCACCTTCAGTCATATTGGTTAGATTTTCCATTCCAATTTCATTTATAATAGATTTTTCTAATTCAAGCGCTTCTTCATTAGAAATGTTATCTTTTATCAATTGAGCGGTAAATCCACCATCTTTTTCTACTATTCGTTTCCAATATTGATTTCTCTTATCAGCCGAATACATTCTATCACCCTTTCCTTTACCTATATAAAAGATAGAGCCATCTTTTAATCTAATATGTTTGTAAACATAGTATTCCATAATCATCTTTTATAATAAATATTATAATCTCATAATAAATGTTATACTATCTACCAACTTCTTTTAAATAGTTATCCTTCATTTGTTCCCAAGTCATTCCAATTGCATTAACATAGAACAAAACTTCGGGTTTAATTTTACCTTCTTCAAACAATTTTTCATATCGTTTGATTGCTTTATCTTTCCACCATTTTACAGTGTACTCATTTCCTTTTGCAAATTTCTCTTTAAGAATTAAATCCTTTTCTTCTATTTTAGAACAAAGAAACTCATTACCATTCTCATACATTTGTGCAAAGTATACACCTCTTTGGAATCCATGGTCATAAGCGTTACCTTTGATACCCAACTCTTTAAAAATAGCCTGAATAATCTTTTGTTTAATTCCACTTACAGGTCCATTCTTTTCGTATCCCATACTCTCACCATTTCTTTCTCTTTCTCTTGTGATATGTTGCTCATACCACTCCTTCTTATTTTCCTTTAACCATTGATGCCAAGGGTCATATACTTTATCATCGGGCTTTGTAGAAATCTTACCTTTAGATTCTCCCAATGTTTTGAAATGAGGAATACCATTGTATTGTGAGTGAATACCATATAGGGATGTTGTACCTACTCCAATCAATGGATTATTATATTTCTTTTGCCAGTAATCTCTAACTTCAGGAGATGTTGCTAATGCGGCAATTAACTTACCGCCCAAAAAGTTATATCCAAATGGTTGGGTTGATACGATGGTAGTTGCAATTGTAGTACAATTTAATTTACCATTCTTAAACTTATCTTCTTTTTGCCATCCAATATACTCATCTCTTACACCCAACGATGTAATATCAGAACCTAAACAAATCTGTCCTAATATCTTCCCACTTACTCTATCTTTTACATAACACTTTACATTACGACCTGGATTAGCCTGAAACTCCATAGTATGAATTAATCTACGAATCTCAGTCCAACGAGTAGATTGTTTAGCATCATCATCTACGATTTCCACATAAGGGTCTATTGCTTGTATTTCAGCAATAGTTAATTCCTTATTCATTATATCCGTAGGTTTCCACAACGAATCATAATGCGATTGCAACACAGGTAACTTTTTCATATTACCAATTAAATCTTCGTTCCACTCCATCCACTTTTTGTAGAGAGTTTGTTCTTCAACTGACATTGTTCTTAGATAATCCAAGTTCTCAATGAACTTTCGTTTCATATCTTCGTAGTTGAATTCTTCTGCTTTGGCTGTTTCGCCGGTTTCCCAAAATTTCATATTGTAAATATACTAAAAATATTCGATATTACCAAAATTTAGTTGTTATTTCGTTTTCAGGCGATATCGTAGTGTGGTGTGTAATTCCTTTATTATATTCTCTTGTATCCTTTGGATAAGGTTTAATTTCATGCTTTAATCGTTTGATTAAATCTTTCTTTTCTTTCTTATCTTGCGCAAGAATCTGAATGTATCTATGTTTAGGTGGTTCTTCTCTTCTCCAAAACTCTTTGTAGCCCTCTTTACCAATTTCTTTTCTAAGATGTTCTAAGTTACCACTACCCCAATTATTGAATACACTTCTACTATGAATCCATTTGTAAGGATTGTTAGATAATGAAATACCATAATTTGGCATTAAGGCGATATCAGTATTTAACCCCTGATAAATCCAATTGGTTGCTTGGTAAATACCTCCTAAATGGTCTTGTCCGTTATCGGCGTATGAAAGGAGTACTTTAATATTCTTATCATTCTCCCTAAACCATTTAAATGATTGTCCTAATGCATATGATTCTATATTAGCACCATATCCATCATCACAATAAAGACGAGTAAGTTCTAAAATATTATCTTTTGTAAGTCCTTCACAAACTGATGTAGATGCTCTTGCTCCAACGGGGAATCCATAGATTAAACAACCTATAAGTTTACTATCTCCGAATTGATTTTCGGATTCAGTTTTATAATATATGCCTAATGCATATCTACACATTGTCCAAGCGTGAGTATAATGTTTTTTAACAATTATATCTTTCGCTATATCTTTTGAAATTGGTGATAGATATACTTTCGATACATCACAATATAACTTATTAGCTTCTTTCAATTGGTTCTAATTTATAAATTTCTTCAATAAATTCCTCTTTTGCTTTTGGATATGGTAATGATGGATACTTCAAAGATTTTAATAACTTCTTTCTCTCTCTACCACTCAAAAGTATATAAACATAACGATGTTTTCTCGGTTCTTTTTTAATCCAAAATGGTAACGATACCATTGTTTGAATTATCTTTGGGTCATTAGTACCATATCTTACGAATGATGTTCTACTATGATGCCACTCTTCATCTTCTTTCCACTTAAAACTCCAACTATCATTTGGTCTGATTCTATTTCCCTGATATATCCAATTTGTTGCTTGGTATACAGTTCCTAAATGACCTGCTTTTGGGTCTGAATACGATACTAATGCTTTGATGTGTGGTGCGTTTTCTCTTAACCATTCGAATGATTTACCAACGAACCAACTTTCAATATTACTACCATATCCATCAAATACAAATAAACGGGTAAGTTCTAAAACCTCCGTTCTATCTAATAGTTCCGAAATGGATGCGCCGGAGTGTCTACCAACCGGGTCACCATAACAAGCTACTCCAATAAGTTTTTCGTTTATTCCACCAAAAAATTTGTGCTCATCATTGGAAACATAAAACAAACCAATAGCATAAGATACCTTCGTCCATATCCCACTATAATGGTTATTGATGATGATATCTTTTGCTACATTTTTGTTTACTTGTCTTACGACTAATTTTGATGTATCACAATATAACTTATTTAATTCTTTCATACGGCCACTTTATCATGTGTGTCCATGTTTGATTCGTAACTATTTTTTTAATGTTAGCAGGAGATACTTTATAGTTCCTAGCAATAACATTAATATTCCTATGGCCTACTTTGTATAGTTCTCTGATTTGCAATATCTGCTCTTCAGTCAATTTGTGCATTGGATGCGCTTCTCCTCTTAACATAACTCTAATATAACACTTTTTTTTGACAATCACAAATTTATTTTATTTTAGTGATTCATTGATTGCATTTACATACGCCATTTTAGATGATGCGCCAGTAAATCTCTCTACTTCTTTACCATCCTTTACAATAATTACCGTTGGAACTGAACGAATACCATATTGAGTTGCCTCATCATATGCCTCATCTACATCATAATCTTCAAACTTTACATTTGAAAACTGACCTTTAATTTCATTCATTACTGGAGCTAATGCTCTGCATGGTCCACACCATGCTGCACTAAATTTCTTTACCGTTACCATAATCTTTAATTTTATTTTTTCCTCTTAATTTTTGAATCAATTTGTGTTCTCTTACTTGCTTAATCTTTTTACTTAACCAACTCTCATTTTCTTCTACTCTATTCAACTTTTTTTGTAATTGGTGTAATTTCTTAGCCACCTTACCTTTGTCGATTTTCTTCTCACTCATAGTATTAGTTTTTAATTGTTTAACCTTCACAACTTACACATTCCGGGTCCATTGCTTTTGCTGCAATATCTCCTCTTAAAACTGATTCGGTTCTCATATAATATAAAGTTTTTACTCCTTGCTTCCAAGCTTCCAAATGAACCTGATTAATCCACTTAGGGTCAGCCGTTGCAGGGAATGCTAAGTTTAGAGAAACTGCCTGGTCAATGTATTGTTGTCTTACACCCGCCTGTCTTACTAAATCTAACTGATTAATTTCTTTGAATGTTTTGAATACATCTTTAACTGAACTACATCTATGTGCTCTTTCATCAATTGATACTTCTTTGCAT